AGCTGGCGGCGATATTAAAGTGCCGGGCCAGCTGGATTTTCTGCGTGAAACCATATACCTGACAGATTCTATCGAGTAACTCTTCATTATTCACTTGAGAATCCAGTATCAAAATATATTCCTTTGGGTGTTTACTAATACTCAATTGGGTATTAATATCATTGCAAATTCGAGCAATCAGCGGCAGAAGTTGGCAAACAGAGGCTAATGATTGCAGACATTATCAAAATGGGAATTTTGCAGCATGGTTTGTGAAATCGCAATCATCAAACGGCGGAAAATGCCGTGCTATGAGCGTTTTCAGCACATTAGCGTGCGTGAATTTATGCGAGGGGAGATATGGCGATAGAAGCTGCCCATGCAAGGGTTCCACTTAGCGTGGGAGCACGTCTTAACGGGCTTAACCACGTCGCTGAACTGCGCGCCCGATACGGGAGCGATAGCGGAAAAGAGCTGGCACGGTTTATGGCCGAGCTGCGCGATAAGCGCGATCCCTGTTTTGAGGAGAACAGCAGGGCGCTGGCCGCCATCTTTTACCTGGCGAGATTACCCGTCGCCCGTCATGAGTGCGATATCAGCGAGCTGACGACCGAAGAGAAACGGGCGCTAATTAACGCCATGAATCATTTTCGTGCTGTTGTGAGTTTATTTCCTGAACGGCTGACGATGCCGATATAACCCAACCAAAAACCTAATGGCGTAAACCCGCCGGGCAGCCTATTGCCTGAAATTAAGGAGAACGCGTGATGCGAAACAGTGAAAACCGCCCCTATCCGATCGGAAGTGAAGAACTGAAACGCCTGCTGATGGAGGCTAAAACAGAGGAACGATGCGCGCGAGCCCTCGCGGTCTCCCTGCGCCTGGAGGCGCTGGCGAGCCATATCTACAAAACCGGCATGAGCGGAGAGGACGTTGCCGAACTGCTCTGCCACGAGGCAGCCCGCTACGAGCGTGAATCACAGGAGCTGCACTGATGGCCGATTTTATCGATCTTGCGCAGGCGCGCGAGCAGGAAGACAGAGAGCGCCACATTAACAGCGCCCGCAGGCGACCCGCATCGCCTTCGCGTTTTCTGTGCGAGGACTGCGATGCGCCGATACCTGAGGCGCGTCGAAAGGCGGTACCTGGAGTGGCCTTGTGCATCACATGCCAGGAGATCGCGGAGATGAAAAATAAACACGTCCGGGGAGGATGAGTTGGCGACGTCATTTGCTTATCCGTGGAACGCTCCACGGTCGGCCATTGCCAGCCCTTACCTCACGCACACCCAACAGCAGCGTCGCGATCGCCTCTTCGCGGCGCTGCAGCAGGCAAGAATTGCCCTCTCACAGCAGCCTGACTGCGTGCGCTTCGAGGTCTGGCGCACGATTGACGCCCTCGAGCAGCATCAGGGCAGCCTGAAGGCTAATGCTTTCTCGATCCGATTCTGCAAAAGGATGTTGCCTCGCCTGCGTCTGGTCTCTGAACGCTATGCCTGCAAGGGCCTGCACAATACGGTCTCCAGGGCCGTGTTTAATGACCATTTCGACACCCAGATTCTGCAATACCTCGCTTCGAGGATGGTTGAGCTGGTTACGCGCTATAACCGTCTTCCGGATATGTCCCGCGCGGACATCGACCTGCTGGCCGCAGATATCGCCAGCTTTATTCGCGGCGAGCTGGCGAATATTAACGATGCTGAGATGGGCGAATACCGGACGCTTTACGTCTGGTACCAGCGCGCCGGACTGATCGCCCGGCAGTTCAACGTTTCGCCTCCCCACTGGGAACGGGTGTCAAAGACGTTTTTCAACAAAGATGACGTTGCCTCGGCGGTGATCCGCATGTTTTCCGAGGTGTGGTGGCGCGGGCGCCTGCGCCGTATCGCGGCGGCCTGGCGCGAGCATTTGCAGATTGCCCTCGGCAACGTCAGCAAAAAGAGAACGGCGTATGCGAGCAGGCGCTGCGTGACCGAGTGGCGCGAGCAGAAGCGCCGCACCCGCGAATTTCTCAAGGGCATGGAGCTTGAAGATGAAGAGGGCAACCGCATCAGCCTGATTGAAAAATACGATACCTCGGTGTCTAACCCGGCGATACGCCGCTGTGAACTGATGACCCGCATCCGCGGTTTTGAAAATATCTGTGAGGCGCTGGGCTACGTGGGCGAGTTCTATACCTTAACCGCGCCCGCGCAGTATCACGCGACCGTGAAATCGGGCTACCCCAACGCTAAGTGGAACGGGGCCAGCCCGGCGGATACGCAAGGCTACTTTACCCGTCTCTGGGCACGTATCCGGGCAAAACTCCACCGGGACGGGCGACGTATTTTTGGTATCCGCGTTGCGGAACCCCATCACGACGGTACGCCCCACTGGCACATGCTGATGTTTATGCTGCCGGGAGATGTTGACTGCGTTCGCCAGATTATCGGGGATTACGCGCGGCAGGAGGATGCTGTTGAGCTGCAGAGCGAAAGTGCCATAAGAGCGCGCTTTCACGCGGAAGCGATCGATCCTAAGAAAGGCAGTGCTACCGGTTACATAGCCAAATACATCTCAAAGAATATCGACGGCTATGCGCTCGATGGCGAGACCGATAACGAAAGCGGCGGGCTTCTGAAGGAGACGGCGTCCGCCGTTTCGGCCTGGGCGGGACGCTGGCACATTCGTCAGTTTCAGTTCATCGGCGGCGCGCCGGTAACGGTCTACCGCGAGCTGCGACGTATGGCGGATACTGAGGCCGCGCGCGGCTTGAGCGTTGAGTTTGCCGCCGTCCATGATGCCGCCGACGCCGGTGACTGGGCGGGTTACGTTACTGCGCAGGGAGGGCCGTTTGTCCGTCGCGATGATTTACAGGTGCGCACGCTGTATGGACCGCGCGCCGGGTTTAACCAGTACGGCGAGGAAACGGTCCGTATTCGTGGCGTGTACGACTCCGCCGTCGGCGCGGGCAGCCCGATTGTCACCCGGCTCACCAAGTGGAAAATTGTGCCGAAGAGGGCCTCGGAAATTAAGAATGCGCCTGAGCCCTCTCGGAGTTCTGTCAATAACTGTACGCAGGACAATCTGTCTCAGCCCCTAAGCCGGCGTGCGAGACGGGCATTAACCGAACGCATCAAATTCATCCGCCCCGGCGCTACGTCGCCCATCGTTTTCGCGAGCGACCCGCAGAACGGGGTACCAGAGAAGGTGATTGACGAGATACGGCTCGCCACCGGGATAGCCATCAGCCGGGGCGAGGCCCTGCATCTTATGGCCGGAGGCGTTAGCCGTTTTAACGACAAATGGTGCAGGGGCGCAGCTGACGGAACGCTATTTCCTGCAGCGTGTTCTTATCAGGAAAAGGCGCGGAAAATCCTTGAACGTATTGGGTATTTAACGGATCTGTTAACCAGTCGAGTACGCTAATCTTTATCGATATCATGTACATACCGTTAAAGGTTCTGATTTTTCGCTTCACTCTTTTTATGAATACATGCTACTGTATGTTTATACAGTATCTCGTGGTGGAGGTTGTGTGGACAGAGAGTTGAACGAGCAGGTCATGATTGAACGAGTCGAGATGATTGCTCGGCTGACGACAGAAGGAACGTGTCAGGAAAGAGATCGTGAGATTGCCCTGAATTTGATTGCTGAGATTGCGCGGGGAAATTTAATCAAGAACAACGCCTTTACCGTTGTTTTCTCGGCATCGCCTGTTCCGGAACGAATCAAAAAAGAGAGTAACGTTCGGGTGAACATTACTCTCGATAAAGATCGGCTGGCTGGCCAGTCCGTCGCCGAAGCCTTTCAGTGCGAACTGACCCGCAGAATAGGGTCCCTGTTTCCGTCAACGAGGGTGACCGTGAGAGTAGGCTCGGTGACGGGGGTAGAGCTCCAGGGGCTTGAAAAAGAGGCCGATCGCGAGGCGCTGGACACTATTCTCCGGGAAGTCTGGGAAGACGAGAGCTGGCGCTAAACCCGGTTTTATTACCCGGACCGAACACCCTCATTAGATTTTTACGTTCCCATTGAACCGCGCTTCGCTTCCCTCGGATGGTTTGTTGTGTCCGCGAGCGTCCATCCGTCGGCGATAGCGTAAAGCCTGCTGGCCCGGGAAACTCTTCAGTACCTGGAAACCGGATGTTGGGAGCGACTGATGAAGATCTATGCAATGCAGGGGGACACGCTTGATGCCGTTTGCGCCCGCTTTTATGGGCGCACGGCTGGCGTCGTTGAAGCCGTTCTGAAGGCCAACTCTGGCCTCGCGGAGTTAGGGGTTATCTTGCCTCACGGAACGCCGGTAGAGATGCCGGAGGTGGATAGCGCCCCCACAAAAGAATCCGTAAACCTATGGGACTGAGCCTGGAGAAAATCACCACGTTTATCGCCTACTGGCTGGCCGTGGCGCTTGCCTGGTTCGGTGCGATGTCTCCTGACAAAGTCGCGCTGTACGTGGGAAGTCTTTGCGCCATTTTTACCGCGCTGACGAATTACTGGTTTAAGCGAAAAACCTGGCGCTATCTCAAATCTCTTGGCCTCGATAAGAAGAGCATTCGTGAACTCAATCATTAAGCGTTGCAGCGTCGCCGGCGTGCTGGCCCTGGCGGTGCTGATGCCTGATTTTCGGTTACTGAAAACGTCTCCTGAGGGGCTGGCGTTGATTGCCGATCTTGAAGGATGCCGCCTCTCGCCCTACCGGTGTAGTGCCGGGGTGTGGACGTCAGGCATTGGCCACACGGCAAACGTTGTGCCCACGCGGGACATTACCGAACGCGAGGCCGCGGCAAACCTGGTCGCTGATGTGCTCAACGTTGAGCGGCGGCTGGCGGCGTGCGCGCCGGTGGAGATGCCGCCTCGGGTCTACGACGCGCTGGTGAGCTTCACGTTTAATGTCGGCGCAGGCGCTGCCTGCCGTTCGACGCTGGTGTCCTTTATCAAGCGTAAACAGTGGTCGCAGGCGTGCGAGCAGCTTACCCGCTGGGTGTACGTCAACGGCGTTAAAAATACCGGGCTCGAAAATCGCCGTGTCCGCGAGAAGGCATGGTGCACGAAGGGGTTGCCATGAGAGCCCTCATGCTGGCGCTGGCCGGGCTGCTGGCCATCACGCTGTGGCTCCGTCATGACAACCTGACCCTGTCCCGTTCCTTAGCTACGGCTAACCGGGTCGCCAGCGAGCAAAAAAATGCCCTCGCCACGCTTAACCATCAGCTGTCCCTGTCGCAACGGATTGCCCGATCAAACGAAAACGCCCAGGTCAGGCTCCGTGAGGCGCTTGTCACTGCGGGTGAGGAGAGCGCGAAACGGGAAGCGACTATCGGGAGATTACTTAATGAAAATGAAGCGTTACGCCGCTGGTATAACGCTCGGCTGCCTGATGCTGTCCGCAGGTTGCACACCCGCACCGCCTGCGCCTCTGCAGCCCATTGTTTACCACGCCTGCCCGAAGGTGAGCCTCTGCCCGATGCCGGGCAGCGAACCCGCCACTAACGGCGATCTCAGCGCGGATATTCGCAGGCTTGAGTATGCCCTTATCGCCTGCGCGCTGCAGGTTGAAACCATTAAAAACTGTCAGGATAAATTCGATGCACAAACTCAAGAGCCTGCGCCAGGCATTAATTGACGCGATCCCCCAACTGAACGCCAGCCCGGAACGCCTGCAGATGTCGGTCGGAAGCGGGCATATTGACGCCCGCCTGGCCTCCTCGCTCTCCTTTGAAAAACACTATCAACTGAATGCAAAGGTCAGCGGTTTCACCGGCAACAGCGAGGGATTGTTCGTTCCCGTGCTGGCCTGGCTTCGGGAAAACCAGCCGGACATTTTTACCCTTGATGAAGGCCGTAAAAACGGATGTTCCTTCACGATCGTCTTAAACGATGACGATACGATGGATATCAGCATCAGTTTGCAATTAACCGAGCGCATGCTTGTTGCACAGGATAAGAGCGCTCTGTACGCGACGTATTCCCCCGAACCGCCGCTGCCGGAGCCCGTCACGCGTCCGACGTCGTTGTACATCAACGGTGAGCTGGTCAGCCAGTGGGAGGCGTAATTTCCCCCGCGCCGTGTTGTTTCATCCCGCATAAAACCCCGTCTCGTTGCTGCCGTTCCTCCTGAACGGCATTCTCTTCTCATGAATACATTAACTTCCATGAACGGTATCGCTCGCGCGATCCGCAATCTGATTCGTATCGGTGTTGTGACCGAGGTTGACCTCAACAGAGGGCTTTGTCGTGTCCAGACCGGCGGGATGAAAACTACCTGGCTGAACTGGCTAACCTGTCGTGCGGGACGTTCGCGCGTCTGGTGGGCGCCTTCCGAGGGCGAGCAGGTGCTGCTGCTGGCCATCGGAGGCGAGCTTGATACCGCCTTTGTGCTGCCCGGCATTTTCTCGGACGACCATCCGGCCCCGTCCGGGTCGTCTGACGCGCTCCATGTATCGTTCCCTGACGGCGCGGTGATCGAGTACGAACCCGAACGCGGGGCGCTGACGGTTACTGGCATTAAAACGGCCGACATTACCGCCTCGGAATCGCTGACCGCCACCGTGCCGGAGGTGCGGGTGACGTCAACTTCCCGCATCACGCTGGATACGCCTGAAGTGGTGTGTACCAACAAGTTAATTACCGCCTCTCTTGAAGTGCAGCAGGGCGGTGTGATGGCCGGAAATATTGAGCATTCCGGCGGTAAATTCACCTCCAACGGGGTGCAGGTGGACAACCACGCGCACGGCAGCGTGCAAAGCGGCGGAAGCTGGACTAAGGGGACACAATGACGGTGCGATACAGGGGAATGAACAGGCAGACCGGGCTGAGCATTTCAGAGGCTGAACACATCCGGCAGAGCGTGCGCGACATTCTGGTTACGCCGATTGGCTTGCGGGTTATGCGCCGGGACTACGGCTCGCTGCTGGCGGCGATGATCGACAGGCCGCAGAACCCGGCGCTGCGCCTGCAAATCATGTCCGCATGCTATTCCGCCATCCAGAAATGGGAGCCGCGGATAAGCCTGACGGCAATCACTTTCGAACGTTCGGAGAACGACGGGACGTTGTATGTCGATATCACCGGCACGCGCCCGACCTCCGGACAATCCTTTTCTATCACCATTTCACTGAGTTAAACGCTATGGCTATTGTTGATCTGAGCCAGCTCGCCGCGCCTGATGTCGTGGAAGAGGTGGATTATGAAACGCTGTTGGCAGAACGAAAGGCCACCTTTGTCTCGCTCTATCCCGAAGAGGAACGAGAGGCGATTGCGCGGACGCTGACGCTGGAGTCAGAGCCGATTGTGAAGCTCCTGCAGGAGAATGCCTACCGGGAAGTCATGTGGCGTCAGCGGGTTAACGAGGCCGCGCGTGCGGTCATGTTGGCCTATGCAGCGGGCAGCGATCTGGACCAGATTGGGGCAAACGTTAACCTTGCGCGTCTGGTGATCGCCCCTGCCGACGACACCACATTTCCGCCCACGCCGGCTGTGATGGAATCCGATACCGATTTTCGTCTGCGCATCCAGCAGGCGCCGGAAGGGCTGAGCGTGGCCGGTTCGACGGGCGCGTACCAATTCCATGGCCGCAGTGCCGATGGCCGGGTAGCGGACATCTCCGTCATCAGCCCGCAGCCGGCGAACGTCACGATTTCCGTACTCTCCCGGGAGAATAACGGCATAGCGTCTGAAGAGCTGATCGCTATTGTTCGTAACGCCCTAAACGATGAAGACATCAGGCCGGTTGCCGACCGCGTTACCGTCCAGTCGGCCAAAATAGTTGATTACAGCATCGAAGCATCGCTTTTCCTTTTTCCCGGCCCCGAAAGCGAGCCGGTACTCAACGCGGCAAGAACCCGGTTACAGGCCTATATCACGGCTCAGCATCGTCTTGGACGCGATATTCGCAAGTCCGCCATTTACGCCGCTCTTCACGTAGAAGGGGTGCAGCGGGTGGAACTGACCGCACCCGCGGCTGACATCGTGCTTGATGAAACCCAGGCCTCATGGTGCAGCCACTACAGCGTAACCGTGGGAGGGAACGATGAGTAACACCCGCCTTTTACCGGTTGGCTCATCGCCCCTTGAGGTCGCGGCAGCGCGCGCCTGTGCGGACATCGAAAATACGCCCGTTCCGTTGCGCCACCTCTGGAATGTGGATACCTGCCCGGCGAATTTGCTGCCGTGGCTGGCATGGGCATTTTCGGTTGACCGCTGGGACGAGAGCTGGCCGGAAGCCACCAAGCGGGACGTGATCCGCGCGGCGTGGTTTATCCATGCCCACAAAGGGACGATTGGCGCCGTGCGTCGCGTGGTGGAGCCGCTTGGCTATCTGATTAACGTCACCGAGTGGTGGGAAACCAACGATCCGCCCGGCACTTTCCGCCTTGATATTGGCGTGCTGGACACCGGTATTAACGAGGAAATGTATTACGAAATGGAGAGGCTGGTTGCTGATGCAAAGCCTGCCAGCCGCCACCTTATTGGCCTGAATATCATCCAGGACATTCCGGGTTATCTCTATACCGGCGCCTTGGGCTATGACGGCGACATCATCACGGTTTATCCCGGATAAGTGAGAGCACAATGACAGTGAAATATAAAACGGTTATCACCAAAGCCGGTGCCGAAAAACTGGCTGCAGCGACCGTCCCGAACGGCAAGAAAGTGAATTTTACGGCGATGGCGGTGGGTGACGGTGGTGGCACGTTGCCGGTGCCTGATGCCGGGCAGACGAAGCTGGTTAATGAAGTCTGGCGCCATGCGCTGAATAAAATCAGCCAGGATAACAAGCATCAAAATTATGTGATCGCGGAACTGCTCATTCCGCCTGAAACCGGTGGTTTCTGGATGCGAGAAATGGGCCTCTATGATGACACCGGGACACTAATTGCCGTTGGGAACATGGCTGAAAGCTATAAGCCGTTGTTGGCGGAAGGATCCGGACGTGCGCAGACCGTGCGTATGGTCATCATGGTAAGCGACATTGAGTCAGTCGAACTCTCGATAGATACGTCTACGGTAATGGCGACCCAGGAGTACGTTGATGAGAAGCTTGAAGAGCATGAGCAGTCTCGTCGCCATCCTGATGCCACGCTAACGGCTAAAGGGTTTACTCAGCTTAGTAGTGCGACTGATAGCTCCTCTGAAGCGCTGGCGGCAACGCCGAAAGCGGTTAAGGCTGCCTACGACCTTGCCCGTGGTAAGTATACGGCTCAGGATGCGACTACCGGACAAAAGGGGATTGTTCAGCTTAGCAGTGCGACCGATAGTGCTTCAGAGACGCTTGCGGCCACATCAAAGTCTGTGAAGACTGTCAGTGATGATCTCATAAAGCTGAAAAACAGTCTGGGTACTGCTGCTGGTAAAAATGCCCAGGATAGTCGTGACGACATCACGCCCGGGCGCGTGGTGGTTAACGGTGGTGCGCTTGCTATACGGTCTGCGGCTGCCGAAGCGAGCAGAGAGATTAAAGACGCAAGCGGTCTTCCTGCTAATTCCGTAAGTTTCTGTTATGCCAGTGCTGCCTATTCACCTGGCTATGAGGCGACAATTCTTGATGTGGGAGGACTGGGTGGTAACTATCGGGTGCAATATGCTGCGTCTTATAGTGATGGCGGTAAACAGCTAAAATTCCGTACCTTAAATGGAGATAACGGATACTGGGGGAGCTGGACGAAAGTTCTCACAAACTACGGGGGAAGCGTTGATTATCTCGATGGTGCAAAGTATTACGCCACTAAGCCGGAATACTGGCAGGGAGGTGGGGCATTTGCACATCAATATACTAATGGCTCAGCACCGTTTTTTGTTGGTGGATACACTACCGCTAAAGATAATTCGGTATACCTTCCGATCGTGAAAGGAACGTCTGTAACGAGTGGTCATGGATATGGCGCTTCTGTTAGTTTTGGCATATTACGATCGGGTAAAAATGATTTTGGTTCCGCAGTCGTTCATATCATTGGGGATTCTGGCAGTGGAGCCCTGTATTCTTTTGATGCAAACGGAACATTCAATGCACCCCAACGGCTTTATAGCGGCGACTCAATTCTTGCTGCTGGGCAAATTAACAGCGGAGGCAATATCGTTGCGGGTCAGGGGGTGTTTGAATCCGGCGGGCAGGTAAGGGTTTATTCTTCGAACAACCCGCCACCGAACCAGTCAGGGTCGACCACCACCGGAAACAACTCTGCCTATTACCGTCACGGCAACGGTCAGGTGTTCATGCAGTGTATTGGCGGGGTTGCTTCCAACTCCAATTCCAACCCGGATGTCACTGTTTATCTTCCGGCTGCTTTTCCTAACGGAATCCTCGCAATAGGTGGCTCTTTCAGCGGAACAGGGGGGAGTGACAGAGATTCTTACTGGACAGCTAACCCTTTAAGTGCAAGTGCTTTCACTCTTCACACGCGGAATATGAGCGGTTATTTCTCTTTTGTCGTAACAGGATATTAGTTTATGCATAGTCAGTTATTCAGCAATAAAACGCGCGGCTTCTATCCGATAAAAAGTCTGCGCTATTACAAGTCTGTTAACGCTCTGCCGGATGACCTTGTTCGGGTCAGTGATTCAGAGCATGAAAAATTTGTCGGTGCTGCTCCCGTTAACTGCGCCCCCGGTTACAACGTCGAGAGTAAACAGATGGAATGGATCACTGTAACCGCACCGGTCAGAACACCAGAAGAAACCCTCGCGACTAATCGCAGAGAGCTATTGAACAGGCAACGAGAGGCGGCGGTTCGCGCTTTTCCGCTGCAGTCTGCAGTTGATTTGGGGATTGCCACCGAGGAAGAAAGAATACAACTGGAAGAACTGAAAAAATACGTTGTTGAACTGACGGGGGTTGACCTCAGTACACCTGACTGGCCTAAAACTCCTGTGTGGATTTCTGTTTAATCGGTTGGTTATTTTAAAGAAATAGTCCGCATCATGCGGGCTATTTCTTATTCATAGGGACATTCCTCATATTCTTCTGTTTCATCACCGACAAAGAATTGCAGCTAGTAATAACCAAAAATCCACCTTGCAGTCCGACCATCTGTTAACCACAGTAAAATCGTCATAACCATCGTTATTGGCGCAACGATATCGATAATATTCAATCATTAATCATGGTTATCGACGAACAATGACTCATGATTGATCGCTCAAAATGAGCGGTCACCTTTCCCGCGCGGGTCAACCACTCACTGTGCGTTGTGCTGTCTTACCTCCAACGTCATTACGTTTCATAACTCCCCCGCCCAAGAGAAACTAGCCTCACCACTAAACGAAGGAGTTAACCGGATGGGCGACTATCACCACGGCGTGGAAGTTATCGAAATCAACGATGGCACCCGCACCATTTCCACCGTCTCGACGGCAATCATCGGCATGGTCTGTACGGCCAGCGATGCTGACGACAAGACATTTCCTTTAAACGAGCCCGTGCTCATTACCAACGTGCAAAGCGCGATTGCGAAAGCCGGCAAAGCGGGGACGCTGTCCGCTTCTCTGCAGGCGATCGCCGACCAGTGTAAACCGGTTGTTGTGGTTGTTCGCGTGGCTGAAGGTACTGCAGAGACCCCGGAAGAGGCCCGCAAACAGACCGTTTCCAACATCATCGGTACCACCGATGAAAACGGTAAATACACCGGTCTGAAGGCGCTTCTCACGGCGAAAACGGTGACCGGCGTTAAGCCTCGCATTCTCGGCGTACCGGGGCTGGACTCTCAGGAAGTCGCGACCGCTCTGGCCGCCACGTGCCAGAGCCTGCGCGCGTTTGGCTAT